GATAGTTCCTCTTCAATCCTGAGCTGCAGCGAAGGTGCTATGCCAAATGCGATGGCAAAGCTGACCCTAGTTTGGTCAGCCACCTCAACACTGGCCCAGTCCGAAAAACGGGCTTTCCTCCCAGCGCGCATAAGACCGGTGTCGGATAACAACCGGCCCTTTGAAATCGCGCTAGGGGTGCCGTTACGGACCATGGCCCGGTACGTGGCGCAGAAAACGGGAATGTCGGCATACAATGACAGCCCGCACATTCCCACCGCATGGATCCATTTGCTGTGTCCCTGGGACGTGGACTCGCCCAGGCACATGGAATCCTTAGCACATGCGTTAATTGGTTCTCTAACCATGGTCCAACCCTCGGGTGTGGAGACAGGGGAACACTGACAGAACCTAATGTGTTCCATCAACTCTGCCACCCCTAGTGGGCAGACAGAGGTCGCCTCCAACTCCATTTGAAACCCAAGGGTCAAAAACCAATCCTTGTAATTCCGGAGACACTTTGCCAAGTCTCCTTTTCGAAGGAAAAGAACGCAGTCGTCGCCGTTGTTGATCAGATCAAACCAGTGGAAACCTTGCTCGACACAGAAGCGGTGCATCATGCAACAAGTGATGATGCAATTACCTTCTCCCGTATTCATGTCTCCACTGGCGCGGCCTCCACTGGTGCGGTAGGACAACTTGTGTCCCTCCACGAAGGTGCTGGCAACATTGCTCAACTGTTGCTTTAACAACCAGTCGAGCTGCCGGCTCCTACCAAATGGCGCCTTCCAACAGCGATGCTCAAACTCTAGAGCGGGCCTACTACAATGCTGATCAAACCTCTTGGCATCAAGGAGCACGCCGACAACGTCACCGTGAGCGGTCATTTTCTCATAGATGACCTGGCCCACTTCCGACGGCGTCATGCCCTTGGCTACCACGGGGTGGCCGTTGAACAGCTTGTCGATGGCCTGACACATGCTACTTGCAGTCGCACGTATGTACCGCCCCAGCGCATAATTATACACTGGGGTACGTGGTTGAATTACCCGGGGAGCTGGGTCTTCTTTCGATTCAAAGTCCAATTTCTCAAACTTGACGAAAGGCTTCAACCACGCGTGTTTGGGTGTGCACCCTACCTTCATCCACTCCTCCGCTGCCTGGACATACAGGCGCCTTTTGCTACTAGGACACTGGTCAATAAATTGAGCGCAGGTCAACCGCCGAGCGTTGGGCACCTCAGCCGCAAAGAACTGTGGATAATAGGTGAATTTGGACTCCCACGCGCCTTTCAGTGGCTGCGGCGTTGCTACTAGCGCGCCACTGGCGTCTTTGACGTGGAAAATCCGTTCGTCTATCCCTCGCACCAGGTTTGCGAGGGAGTTATTGTGCGCACTATACCGAGCACGAGACGAGATGTTGCCC